ACGTACTCACCTTTTTGATCACCATCATCAGGTGAACCGGCCGCAGTAAACGTATAGCTATCGCCTTCTGGTGCCTTCTTGTCAGCTGGATCTTGTGTATTCAAGGTTTCTTTGTCCTTGGCAAACTTGCCGCGGAAGAAGCCTAAGTATGCGCTGTCCCCAGCCAAACTTTCTGCTTCCAAAAGAACGCCGCAGTATGGTGGGTTAGTGTCATTACCCACATAGGTAATGCCTGCTTCGGTAGTCTTTTGACCGAGAATTTTCGCTTCTGCGTCAAATGGCAAGTCAATCAGGGTGAAGTCTACCGAAACCTCACCAACGCCTTCTTGTGAAATCCAATATTCAATATCTGATGCAGCTGTCTTCAGTGGATTACTAGACAACCCAGAAATTTCGGCAGTGATAGTACCACCTTTATTTGGATCACCTTGAACAACGATTGGATCGCCGTCAGCATCGCCCGTTTTAGCGTCAAAGGGCTGAATGGTCATACGTGGAAAATGTACTAAAGTCATGTGATGACTCCTTTCTAATAATTAGCATCATAAAGTTGTGTGACAGTTCGATATCGCCGTGCATCGACATACCGTTTCGTGTCACTAAAAAACTCGTCAAGCCCCTCGGATAATTGCGAGAAGCCTAACGAGTACATGTGTTTTTTGATTGCTTGTTGTATCTGCTTACACAGCATGCGATCACCGGATTGCACATCAATCTGGTAAGTTAGCTGTTGTGCTAATTCTTTATCACTGGCACCAAAAGCAGCTGTTGGAGGAGACAATGGTTTGATGAGAACAAACGTTTCCTTAGAAGCTGCCTCTGGATAGTCGTAATACTTAATCGGGTACTGAGATACTAGCGGATCACCACGTATCTCTGTATAAATCGTGTTCAGCATGTCTTTCATAGCAGTTTCCTCAATTCAGCCGCTTCTAGCTCTTTCAGCTTCGGCTGCATTTCATCATATGATGATCGAATTTTCCCTATGCCTCTTGGAGCATACGTGCGCCCATTTCGGGTGTACCCAAATTCGTTGAGATGAACTAAGCGCCACCGTTGTTTTGAACCATCACCAGACCACCCAATCTTGATATTGCGAACCCCACCACGAAGCCGTGGTTTGCCCGCAGTAATTTCATTTACTGTTGCGCCAGTGTCTCGATAGCTTGCTGCAGCTTGCTTAAGCTCAACAACTGCATACCGGCCAGCGATGGTTAACGCGTTGTTGACATATTTAGCAACCTTGCGATCACTAAATTTTTGACTTAGCTTGTTTTCTAAGTCTCCTAAACCTTTAACGTCCAAAGTTACTGTCATTGTTTCGCCCCCAATACCAGCGTAATGAACCTGTTGGCTTCAAAATCATGGCGAACTTCTTCAATCTGCCATTCCTTAACTTCCCGATAGCGAGAGTCGTCAATGAACGCTGTCATTTTGTTGTTCGGAATGAATTCACCCTTGGTATCGCGGATAATCACAGTGACGCCTAGATCAACCTCGTGACTATCAAGAACTACCTTGTCTTTATTGCTTGGCGAATAGGCATCGCAAAGACAAAAAAACACTTCTTTAGGTTCAATATCTGTTGGTTCCGGTGAATCACCAACATCTTGAGCATAGAAGTGAATCGGGATTCTTAATTTTCCGCTATCAACTTTAGGAGCCTGATACTGAAAGCTTGGACGACTAACCATTGTCATCGTCCTCCTCGCCATATGCTTGTAAACTCAAGCCAATAATCGTTGATAGGAAGTTGTCCTCGAAAAACTCGACCTGATCGTTGTAAACATACCTAGTACGTTCAATGACAAGCTCTTTGAATTGAACATTATTGATGTCCGAAACTCCAGTCATGCGATTAACTGCATCGTAAGAGGCCTGTAGCATTTTTTTAAGCTCATCATCTTCTGACGAGTGGTAAATGCTCATTCGAGCTTTAAATTCTGTCAAAAGCGATTCAACCTGATCATCATTCATCTGGTGTCACCCCCGCAAGTTTCTGCAAATCGGCCTTTAATGCATTGCTTGGGTAACTGATTCCCTTTGAATCGAGGTATGACTTAAGCTGTGCAACGGTAGAGTTGCTGTCTACCCCCGCTTCAACGGGGGATACTAGTTTCCCGTCCCACCAGTTGTGGAAGCACTTGGCGCAGCGATATTCAGCGCATAGACAAGCGCAGCATTACTGTCTGCTGGCGCACCATAGAAGAACTGCTTGGCAGTGAACAGGATTGCGTCCTGAATGGCCAATGTTTGGTTAAAGTCAGAGATGTTTAAGCCACCAGCCATGTATGCGTCATAACGGCCTTTAACAAAAGCAATAGCCTTACCATCTGGAACGTACTGAGATTCAATGATCTGAATGCCATATGGTAGCGCATATACCCACTGGCCGTTGACGTTTTGCATTGTCATTGCTCGTTCAAAGTCAAGCGAAGCACCTGGTTGTACAACCAAAATTGTATTTCCACGTGCAACTACAGGCTTGCCGTTTGCCTTCTTGGACAGAGCCTTAATGATAGCCATCAGTTCAAACTTTGCCGTGTCAGCATCTTTGAGAGTTACAGTGCCTGCATCAGCCTTAACAGGATAGGTTGTCACGCCAGCGGCAGTGGCACCTTTTGATGGATCACGATCAAGCCCAATTGGCTTGCTGTTACCATCACCATCGACAAAAGCAGATTCAGATGCGGCCGCAAACGCTTCGGTGATTTGGGTAGTAACATATGTGCGTACCCATGCCGGACCGAATGAATCAAGATCATTAGGCAGCACAACAAATGCTGTCAGTTTGCTCATCTCTGCATCAACAGACGTGAACGTAGCATCAAGCTGCCCTTGAATGTCGCCGAAAAGCTTGCCCCATACAGCGGCACCTGTAGCATCAGATTTCCAGATTTTCAGGCGCACACCGTTGTTCTGCAAACCAATCGCTTGCAGCAGAGGGTGATTAGAAGTCAGATCTTCGAAAATCTTATCCACAGTGGTTTGTGGAATAAGCTGATCGTTCTTGAAACCAGTATCAGTCGAGATATCATTGAAGAATTTAACTTCATCTTGTGTCATCTTCACATCACCGGTGTTGGCTGCAATGATGCTGTCGATTTCCTCTTGGGTCTTATTCTTCAGCTTTTCTTGGAAGCTGTTGAGATCAGTGGACAGTGCGTCCATCATTTCACCAAACGCCTTGCCTTGGGCTTCAGCATCACCACCACTTTTGACAATGTCTGCGAATGCCTTTTGTTTTTCCGCAAAGGTATCTAAATTCTTAAAGCTCATAGTCATATTTTTATGACTCCTTTCGTATTAAAAAAGGAACCCTGCAAACTTGCTTTGCTTAGGTTCCTCATGGGGTTTCAATTTATTTGCAAGCTTTTCTGCTAATTCATCGGTGTCAATCTTTACAGCCGGTTCTGTTGGCTTGTCCTTGATTTCTCGATACTCCTTAAGAGCATCAACGATCTCTTTTGTCAGCATCGTTTTTGGCCCCGCTACCAAGGTAGGCTGTTCCTCAAACATAATTTCATCAACAAATCCAATATCTTTGGCCTGTTGTGCTGACATATACGTTTCGTCCGCCATTAGCTTGAGCATCTCATCAGCTGTTTTTCCAGTTTTTGATGCATACAAGTTAGCAAATTGTTTATCTTGCATTGAAAGAACATCACTGTACTTGTCAAGATCACCGGAGTTTCCAGAAATGCCAGAGACTGACACACGGTGAATCATGAATGTAGCCGTCGGTGCCATCATAATCTTGTCAGCTGACAGTGCTACTACTGTAGCTGCAGATGCTGCCTGACCGATAATCTTAGCCGTTACAGTTCCGGGATAGTCTTTCAAAAGTGTCGCAATTGAGCTTCCTGCGGTAACCAATCCACCTGGGCTATCAATTTCGACTACAACGTCTGAATTATCAGTCGGAAGCATTTCACGGATCGCGTTTGGAGCTACTAAATCCAGTCCCCATGACTTCATGACACTCGCAGTCTCATCATCAACAAGCTGAGTGTTAATTGGAATTACTGTCGTCATCATTATCACCTCCCTTCGTTGCTTCCTCATAGTTCTTTGTGATGTAATATTTTTGGCCGCTTCCGTCTGGAATTGGATCATCGCCAAACCAACTTCGCACAGTGTCACGATTGTATACGCCGCTTGATACTAGCTTGTCTATTGCATCGCTAAGATTAAGAGCATTAGGCTTATTCAGTCCCCAAACGGTGACCTTATCTTGATCATATGAAGACTGGCTTACAGCCTTGGCATTTAACTCATCCTCAATTTTTTGATTAAGCGGAGCAATGCAAAAATTCAATAGTTCTTGTTGATTCTGATCAACTTCCGCCTGTGCACCGTGGATCAATGCTGGTGGAATTCCTAGAATCTCTGCAACGCTGTCAACTGCCTCTTTACGTGCAGCAGCAATGTCAGAAAATGCCTGATCTGCTCCACTATACTGGCTCGAAACTTCGTCGTACTTAATACCCTTTTGTAAAGGCACAATTGCAATGTCGTTGTCTCTGAATGCGCTAAATAGCTTATCAATGAATTTCTGAGCTGGATTCTCTTTCTTATTGCCATTCGCATCATCTTTAGGCGTTTGGCTGTCAAAACTTGTAACGCCTGAGAAATCCACCGTTGCTCTTAGCTGCTTGTTACGCATGGCAAAACTAATCATGCGGCTGAATAAATTAGCATAGTCGGACAACAACTGATTTGTGTATGTGGTTAGGTTGTCGTTGTTGTATTTGATAAACCAAACGTCATCCATTCCAAACACACGCTGAAACTGAT